GCACAACAAGGAGCCCAGAATATATCGCAGGAAGATCTTGCGTTACCATTCTTAAAAATTTTGGGACAACTATCTCCAGAGGTAAACAAAAGAGATGGCAAATATGTCGAGGGCGCAGAGCCAGGCAAAATCATAAACACTGTCACCAATTCATTGTACGACACTATAAATGTCGTGCCATGTCATTACAAAAGACAGTACATTGAATGGCAAGATAGAGGCACATCAACAGGTGCTCCTGTCGCGATACACGATGCAGATAGTGATATCATTAGTCAGACAACTAGAGGAAAAGATTATAAGGATAGATTACCAAACGGTAATTATCTTGATAATACCGCTAGTCATTTTGTACTTGTAGTTGGTGATAACCCGGAGACAGCGTTGATATCTATGAAGTCTACTCAATTAAAAGTTAGTAGAAAGTGGAACTCAATGATGATGGGTTTAAAGATGCAAGGTAAAAGCGGTTTATTTACACCGCCAACTTACAGCCACATTTATAAGCTATCAACCGTTCAGATGTCTAACGACAAAGGAACATGGTTTGGCTGGGATGTATCAAAGGTTGGACCAGTCACAGATAAAGGTATCTATGATATGGCAAAATCTTTTGCAGAATCTGTAGGTAAGGGTGAGATAGAGGCTAAACCTGAAACACAGGAACAAACCAAAAAATCTTTAAATTTATAAGATCCTAGGTAGTGGGCGTCGATGCGAGAGTGGAAACGCCCACTTTTATATTTTATGAATGAGAAGATTATCAAAGCACCGGTTACGTACGAGGATTGGATAGATCTGGGACGTGTAATCATACCCTGCGATACAAAGCAGAGTGTGGTCGAAAAATGGTCAGACCCTGATTTTAAGATTACGAAAGAAGAATGGAGAATAGAACACGCAACAAAACAGATAGGACTTAGACTAGATCAATACATAGATTTTGATATTGATAATCCAGTTGTTAAAAGATTTACAAGTGACCACATTAAATCATGTGGTGCAATATTTGGTAGAAGAAATAATCCATCGAGTCACTATCTTTGGTCTGGTACATCGGACTATAAAAAATTTGCATTACCAAAAGAATTAGAAAATTATTACAAAGACTATGGTCATGGCGCAACACTTTGTGAGATAAGACATGGCGCAAACAAATATACATTAGTTCCAGAAACAAAATACCATACAACAAACGAGGTTGTTAAGTGGGTCAAGTATGATGGCATAGACGAGTACCCAGGTAATTTAAAAGTTGATCTTGGTAAGATAGCTTTATCAGCGGCACTCTGTATAACTTATGCAGGATCTGGACAGAGAGATGATTATTGTACGGCGGTGGCAGGTGTATTGTTGAAACATACAGAATGGAATGTCGATGATATAGATGATTTTGTCTATAAGATTGCAGTTGCTGCAAAAGATGACGAGGCAGAAAAAAGAAACAGAAAAGGCACAACACATAAGAAAGCAAATAGAAAATTCGGTATGCCAAAACTAGCAGAGATCATTGGGTGCTCTACAAAGACTATTGCAACGATATTTAGTTGGATAGGTGTACAGGAAGCTACAAGTGAGGAGGCAAAACAATCTATCGGGCAGATAATAGAATACGGAAGTGATAGATATTTTGTAAAGATAAACGCTGTGGTGCAGGGTGAGGCCGTTGAAAAAACAATCACAGTAGATGGCCCTACCCTTCGTAATAAAAAATTATTCTATGATGCTGTAATCAGCAAAGCATCTGTCTGGATACCAGAGATGAAACCTGCAGACTTTGAAGAGATTATGCGTAGAAAGTACGAGGCAAGAGAAAAGTCTAATAACTATGTGGAAGAGGCAGAGGAGGATCTACGATTTATAAAACATTTTAAAAATTATATTGCAGAAGAAAAAGCATACACAAACAAAAAAGAATTAGCATACTTTGGTATGCCATATTACAACGTGCAAAAAAAGATATTAGAATTTAATCTTGATAAGTTCGAGGACTATTTACACAAACAGAAAGTAAATTTACCAAGAGTTGATCTTGTTATAAAATGTCAGAACATATTGAAAGCAAAAAAGAATCATGGCAAGTATGGAACAAAATCCTGTGTATCATGGCGTATGACAGGTCAAAAGATAGATCAAGAGGATCTGATAGTAGAGGGTGAATACCAGGAGGTGACAGATGAAACAACCTAAGTTTATATCAGGACCACCAGGAACAAGAAAAACTAGCAAGTGGATTGTAGATAAATATAAAGAATTATTAACGATGTATCCTTTCAGCAGAATAATAATACTATCACATACGAATATTGCGGCTCGCGAGATAAGAGATGAGATACTTAAACTACCAGAGATGCAAGGTGTTACACAAAAAGCAGTTAAATATAATATCTGTACGATACACTCGTATTGTAAAAGCAGATTGGTTGGACGTAAAGAGGTTTTTAGTTATGCAGATCACATGAATCTAACAACGATAGATTCTTTATTTAAATTACAGAGAGTAACAGAGGCAGAGTTTAATGCTGACAAGCATAAGTTTTATAGATACCTGGCTGATGCATATGGCAAAGGTAATACACTAAAAGAACATTGGAAGACGTGTGATAAACAGATTTATAAACCGTATAATCTAAACTCCATAGAACAGATGTCGTTTCCATACTTTCAATACAAGAAAGATAATCATGTTTGTGATTATGCAGACATGATACAGGATTTTATAGATAAAGCTGTAGAGCCCGACATAGATGCATTAATAGTTGATGAGGCACAGGATAGTAACGTGCCACAGAGAGAAGCTTTAGACAAAATGGCAACGAAAGCAAAAGAGTATTATTTTGTTGGTGACGCTGACCAGACTATATTTGAGTTTGCAGGATCAGATGCAGATTATTATCACAGATTGTCAAAAGATGCAGAGGAGTTAAAACAAGGGTGGCGATGTGGACAAACAATAACTAATTTATGTAAAAGAATTATTAGACCTATATGGGAAAACTATGGGTATGAAAGAACCTGGAAACCAACAGATGTGATAGGCAATCATTATCATCTACCTAGTCTGGATAAAAGATGTAGTGCTATGACTGCTTTATTAGATAAAATAAAACATACGAATGAAACTTTTTTATTTACTTATCGCGGCACGCCGTCAGATTCATGGGTCAAAAAATTTTTTAAACAACAGGGTATAGAGTTTGCACATGTAGGAAACACGGCCCACGTACCAAAGAAAGAACTACGATGTCACAAACTATGGCCAGATTTTTGTAGAGGCACACCAATGCCATTGAAACAGATAAAAAACTTTTGGCAGTACATGGGTAGTAAAGTTATAGTTCACGGCAAAGGTGAGGAGACTTTTGATGAGTGGGTAGATAGAGAATATACAATGGACTATATGATATATCACAAGTATTTAAAAGAAAATGCAGACAAAGAAAGAGACTTCGCATTAATAAGAAAAAAGACAGATCCTGATAGATTAATTTACATTAAAAAGATTTTAAAAGATGGATATGATGATGGAGATGTAAGAGTAAAATACGCAAACATACACACTGTAAAAGGTTTGACGTTTGATAACGTTATTGTTGACCTGACAGCGACAAGACAGGAAGATTATTTTACACAGCTAAGATTAAAATATGTTGCATACAGCAGAGGCAAATTTGATTGTTGGACTGTTGCATCACAAGGTAAATATACTTTAGGAGTAAGATGAAATATTTTATCAGAAAATATAAAAATACTGAACATAGAATATTAGGTTCTAAGAATGATACATACATATGCACAGAATGTGATAAAGAATATAATCAAAAAAATTTTCATGTAGCGAGCGCACTCGTTGATGCTGACACACAAAAAGTTTACAAAAGGTTAAAAAGAAAATGTAAATTTTGTGAAAATTCTTTACGTGGTGTAAGACACAATTTAGAAAAAACAAGAACCACTCCACCTAAAACAGATTATTGTGAACACTGTGGTAGGAAAGATACAAAAATCGTATTACATCATAATCATGAAACAGGAAAATTTGTTAGATGGTCTTGCGTAAATTGTAACGCTAGATATCCATTTGATACTTTTGAACAACATATGGAAGATGCAAGGAGGTGGTATAAAACATGACACATAAAGATATGTTTAAAGGCATAGGGTATAAATCATTAGATAAACAACATGGCGGGAAACACTATCGGTCTTTTAAGATACAGCCCGCAGAGTTTATAAATGAGAACAAATTGCTTTTTGCAGAAGGTAATGCTATAAAATATATTTGCAGGCATTCTGCAAAGGGAAAGGAAGAAGATATTAAGAAAGCGATACACTATTTAGAGATGATATTAGAGAGAGATTATAATGTGTAATACACCAGAGGATCTAAATCTAGAAGGTATTGATACAGTCGCGATAGATATTGAGACCTACGATCCTAATCTTAAAACTAAAGGATCTGGTGCGATACGTAAAGATGGTTTTATATGTGGTATAGCTGTTGCAACAGAAAATGATCTTGCATACTTTCCATTACGACACTCTGATACTGACATAGCCTTTGATAGAATAGATAAGATATGGCAGGTCTTGAACAATAAGATATTTCAAAACGAAAATATTACAAAAGTATTTCACAATGCAATGTACGATGTCTGTTGGATAAGAGCAGTAACAGGTATGATGATCAAAGGTAGAATTGTTGACACCATGATAGCTGCATCTGTTATTGATGAGAACAGGTTTAAATATTCACTCGATGCATTATCAAAAGATTATCTTAATGAAGAAAAATACAAATATGATCTACAACAAAAAACATTAGAATGGTCTGGTGGCACAGTTAAAGACCCAATGACTAACATGCATAAACTTCCTGCATCTATTGTAAAAGAATATGCAAAGCAAGATGTGAATCTAACTTACAAGTTATGGAAACTATTTGATAAAAAAATTGACGAAGTATTATACACTAAAGATGACGGAGAACAAAAAACTTGTAGACAGATATTTGAATTAGAAACAAAATTATTTTTATGTTTAGTTGACATGAAATTTAAAGGCGTTAGAATAGATCGGTCAAAAGCAGTCCTGTTTGGAAGACATCTCAAGAAACGTAGAGACCAGATAATAAAAGCGATAGAAAGCATCACAACGATAAAAGTTGATATCTGGGCTGCAGCATCAATAAAAAAATTATTAGATCATCTGTGTATAAAAGATTACAAAGTCACACCAAAATCTAAGATGCCTCAACTGCCGAAAGATTACTTACGAAAACACAGTAATAAATGTTTGCGTATGATCGCAAAGGCAAGAGAATATGACAAGGCGGTCAATACTTTTATAGATGGATTGTTGGAGTATGTGCATGAGGATAGGATACATGCAGATATAAATCAGATAAGATCAGATACAGGTGGTACAGTCACCGGCAGATTCAGTATGTCAAATCCTAATCTGCAACAGATACCTTCAAAAGGTTATATCGGTGGCAAGATGAGAGAGCTATTTATACCAGAGGAGGGCTGTAAATGGGGTAGTTTTGATTACTCACAACAGGAACCACGTATTGTGGTACATTATGCTATAAAACTAGGCCTACCAGGCACAGAGAGCCTTAAAGATGAATTTGATAGGGATGATGCCGATTTTCATCAGATAGTCGCTGACATGGCTAATATCTCCAGGAAACAGGCAAAAACAATCAACCTAGGTCTTTTTTATGGTATGGGGCGGATAAAATTACAGAGAGAGTTAGGTCTTGACCAGAGGCAAGCAAAAGAATTATTTATTGAATATCACAGCAGGGTGCCTTTTGTCAGACAACTATCACAGGAACTCATAACATTTGCAAAAGAAAATAAATTACTATTTACATTGCACGATAGATTTTGCAGGTTTGATAGATGGGAAACAACAAACAAAGAGTGGAACCCTGAGACCAATAGATTTAACGAGGTGCCATTATATACAAAAGAGCAAGCAATGGAAGCATTTAAGGCAGAGATGTTAGATAAGTACAAAGAGAACAAGATAGATCCAAACTACATGGACTACTTTGAAAGATACTATACACCTGCGTTTACCTACAAGGCTTTAAATAGATTGATACAGGGATCAGCCGCAGATATGACAAAGAAAGCTATGGTAGATCTACACGAGAAAGGTATAATACCACACATACAAATACACGATGAATTATGTATTTCTATTAATGGGGGTTACATGGCTAACATAGTTCAAAATGTAATGGAACAAGCTATACCTCTTGAGGTCAAGAATAAAGTTGACTATGAATCTGGACCAAACTGGGGTACAATAAAATGAGGTTGAACTATGGCATATTTAAACGCAAACATACCACCGACTTACGCACAGATAAGAAGAGAGTATCTTTATGATCTTAAAAAACATCATGGGGAAGTTGAAGACTGTATTATCTTTGGTATTAGCGCTCTTACAGGTCGCAGTATATTATGGCACGCTATTATGGAAAATGGTGCGATCTTCTATAGATTACCTATTACAGCGTTTATTCAAAGAGGATTTGAACCCAAAGATGTACCCACACGAAGACTTGATGAACTTCAGCTCTGGAATTGTTTTTCT